GCCCAGCCCTGCCGCCAGCGCGTCCAGCTTGCCGTGGAAGCTGACCTTCTCGCACGGGATTGCGTACTGCGCAAGAATCGCCGTCAGTCTTTCTCCGTCTGTCATTCGTGTCATCCTCTCGTTAGTACGTCCATTTCTTGTTGATGATGTATTTTTCCAGCGCATAGCGCATGGCGTCCATCAGGTGGTTGAAGTCGTCAATGGGGCCATCGAGCATCTTGCCGAACTTGTCCTTGTCCCATGTGTAGTTGCTGATTTCCGTCAGGAAGTTTATGCAGCGCGGGTGGATGATGATTTCGAGGTTCTGAATCCACTGGATGCCGCTGCGGATGCTGTCCGCGCCTTTCGCCGCGCTGTGTACGCGCAAGCCCATGCAGCGCAGCTCAGCAATGGATTTCGGCTCTGCGCCGTCGGCGGTGATGTTCACTTTGCCGTAGCCCATCGCCGTCACGCGCTTGGCAATCATGTCGTTCGTCAGCCCCCGTTCGTACAGCTCATCAAAGACGTACAGGCGGCGCGCCGGAATGTCCAGCAATCCGCAGAACAGCGCCGTCGGGTCGTTGGTGAAGCCGAAGTCCAAGCCGAACACGGATTCAAGGGTGTGCGTCCGGCTGATTTCCGCCGGGTCGAACGGAGATTCCCGCCAGTGCTCGTAAATGAGTCCCTCCACAATGCCCCAGTTCCCTAAGCCAGCCACGGCGTAGCGGCGCGGGTTCGTCGCCTTCATCCGCTCAAATAGGCGTAAATCCTGCTTGTCCAGCCACTCGTTGCACTGGTAGTTCGTTGTGATGGCGAGGATGTCCGGGTCTTGCACGTCAAAAAAGCGCGCTTTCAGCCAGTGCTTCTGATTCCACGGGTTGAACGTCAGCGTGATTTGCTTGAACAGCGGCGGTGCGCATTCGCCGCGGATGGATTCATCCAGCGTGTTGAAGTCGCTCTCGTTCATGATTTCGTAGGCTTCTTCAATCCACACCCAGCACAGCACGCCGCTCTGCGCGGTGATGGAGGTCAATTTCAATGGATCATCCATGCCGCGAAAGTAGATTTTCTGCCCAGTCGGCTTGTAGGTGATTTCCAGCGGGCTTTCCTTCCAGCTCCAGAACGCCTCCACTTGCAGGCGGTGAATCGCCCAGAGAAGCTGTGTGAAGCAGCTATCGCGCAAGGTGCGGTACGTTTTGCGGATGACCAGCAGGTTTGCGCCGGGGTACTTCATCATGCGGTAGATGAAATTCAGCGCCGTCGTGGTGCTTTTCTTGCTTGCGCGGCTGCCTTTGCACACGCGGTAGCGCCCTGTGAAGCGCCAGAACGCGCCGTAGCCGCGCCCGACGACATCCGGCAGGTAGATTCGCGGCTGATTAGTCGTCAAGCGCATCCTCTCCCGCCAGAATCACCGGCAGACTGCCCGACACATCCACCCTGTCCGTGAACAGCCCGTAGCGCTTGCCCAGCAGCTCCGCCGCCTTGTTCGCGTCGCACAGCCGCGCCGGAATCTCGACGACCTTCGGTTCTTCCTTCTTCGTCGTGCGCCGGGTGGGCTTGCTGCCGCCCTCGCCAGGGATGACTTCCGTCTTCTCCTCCATGCAGGTCACGACGACAAATTCCTTCATCTCCCGGCGCATCACCGCCGTCAGGTATTTCAGCACTTCGTCCTGCTTGGCAATCAGCGCATCTTCCTTTTCGTTCATGCGCTTTTTGATGTTTTCAGCAACCTTAGGTTTTGTGAGGTTTTCTGCCGCAATCGCCGCTGCCGTTTTCGGGGAATATCCGGCGCGGATGGCGGCTTGCGTCGCGTTCAGGTCAATCAGGTACTCGTCGCAGAAGCGGCGCTGTTTCTCGGTCAGTCCAGCCAAGTCCACCATCCTTTCTGGAATGCGGAATTGCGCCTCCACACGCGGGGCGCAGCGAATTTGGGGCACAAAAATACCCGGCGGAGACTGGCGCGTCCGTCGGGTGAGGTGATTGGAGGTTTCCATGTGCAGTATAGCATGAGTGGGGTATGAAATACTATGATATTCTATGCACACATCTGCAGTAATGGCAAGAAAAAAATCGCCGCAAGCTGGAACTTGCAGCGATTGTCCTGCTGGTTATCCTATTTCTTTCAACCCACGCTCCCACGCAGGGAGCGACTAAAAGAAAAGCACACAAGCCGAACGGCTCATTTATTTCAATCCACACTCTCCGCGAAGAGAGCGACAGCGAGCATTTACATACTTCACCTCCTGATTGTAACATATGCAGGGCAGGAAGTCAAGCAAGCGACAAGCGTTCACGGTTTCATTTCATGCAGATTGAGCGAAAAATCGTGAAAATCTTCGTTTCGTCTCTTGACACAATATGTTTATTGCGGCACAATAGTACATGAAAGGAGTGTCATCATCATGTGCTACACCCCGTCGAATCCCCCTGTCGAAAGCATCCCTGCCCTCATCAAGAGCAAGCGCAAGGAGCGCGGACTGACCCAGCGCGCCCTTGGTGAAATGTGCGGCTACACCGGCGCAAGCGCTGAACGTGTCGTGCAGCTGTGGGAGTACGGCAAGCAGTCCGTGCCGCTGGAGCGGATGCGCACCGTCGCCGCCGCGCTGGGAATCCCGGTGGATTTGCTCGTGCCGTGAGCCTCCACCGGGCGAAAAGTTCCCCTCAAGTTGGAAGCACACGCGGATTCCGGCAAGGCTACGGAAGAAAACGCGTAAGCGCGGGTCGCTCCCCGCGTGGGGGCTGGATTGAAAAATATCACACACTGTTGCCAATGTCGTATACCCATAGTCGCTCCCCGTGTGGGGAGCGTGGATTGAAACTCACCTCCGCGCCGCATCAAGCGTCTTTTTCCGCGTCCAGCACCTTTTGAAACGCCTCCAGCGCCTGCCCGTGCAGGGAGCAGACGTGCCGCCACGAGTAGTTCATCTCGCAGGAAATCTTCTCGAACGTCTCAAACAGCAGATACCGCCGGAAAAGCACCGCGTAATACCGCCGGTCGGTCAATTTGCCCAGCTTCGCCGCAATGTCGCGCTTCTTGTCCACCAGGCGGTCAATATCCCGGTTGATTTCGGCTTTCAGGTCAACGATTTTCGCCACCGCGTCCGCCAGACGATCCGGCGCGCCGCCGCCCCCAGACGCGCCGTCTTCCCGCAGGATGGGCGTGATGCGCGTCGCCATGTCCTGCAATCGCGCCGCGTCCGCCAGCTTGCAGGTGATCCGCTCGTCGAGCAAGCGCACCTGCGACAGATACTCTTTTGCCCGCATCGTCCGCCCCTCCTGAATCGCCCGTCAGCACCGCCAGCCGCCATTTCGCTTTTTCGGCGGCACCTTCGGCGAATTTTCGGCATTCTCCACCGTCTCCGGCGGATTCTCCGAGGCGTTCTCCGGCATATCTGACGTATTCGGCGGATTCTCTTCCGCCACGCGCTGGGCTTCGAGCAGATAGTCGTCGCCACGCTGGGAATACACCGCGTCCTTCGCTTGCCCCATGCCGTACACAGGGATGCGGCGCACCCGGCAGTCATCCACCGTCGTCGCCTTGCGCAGGGCGCGGATTGCGGCTTTCACCGCTTCCGCCTCGTCAAGGAGCAGCGGCAAGCGGTGGAGCAGGCGCGTCAGGCCGTCCAACGCGGCACTCTTTTCCGCCAGCGTCAGCGCCGTGCAGGGGTAGAGCGGGTCGGTGCAGGGGGATTGGTTGCTCATGTTGCTTGTCCTCCACGGTTCAGTGCTGCTTCCAGCCGATTGGCGATTTCCATCGCCGCGTCACGGAAGCGCACGTTGTAGCTCTTCGGAACGTAATACGGGCAATCCGGGCAGCGCTGATGCTCGCGGCAGACCGCGTTCGCACTGCCCATGCACCGGAAGTAGCGAATCAGCTGCTCCGTTGTCATGTCGCTTGCTTGCATCAGCCGTCCGCCCCTTCCTCGCTGGCATCCGGCATCTGCTGATGGCGGCGGCGCATCTGTGCCAGACCCTGCTGCGCTTTTTCGCGGTCGCCGGGCTGTCTGCCCTCCACCACGTCGCGCAGATAGGCGTATTCGCCCACCTCGTCCGCCGTCCGAACGCCCGCATAGTGCCAGTCTTGCAGGAGCGTCAGCACATACGCCATCGGGGACTTCGCGCCCGTC